TAAAATAGAGATTTATGATACTGATAAAGAAAGATTTGTTGCTATTAAAAAGCCTCATAATTATCATAATAATGATATTCCTCGAGGATTTAATTTAATAGGCTTTAGAAATATTCCTGCTGATTGGAACATTGGAGAAGATAGATTATTTGATAGATTAATAAGTATTTTTGAAATTGCAATAATGATGTTAGTTTGGTTAATATTTTTTATTACTATTTATGAATATTCTGTAAATCAAGATAATACACTTATTAATCGTATTGAACATGATTTACATAATCTACAGGAACTTAATGTTCGTTTGTATGAACTTAGTCGTTATGCTATGGATAATGAAAATGAAGCAATTAGAGTATTGAATAATTTAGTTGCTACTTTTTATGATAATATTAATTATGAAAATAGGGTTATATTAAATGATGATATGAATAATAATGACGAATTTATTGAGGCTTTTAGTGATGCTTTGAATAGAGCTTTTCCACATAATGAATTAGGTGGAAAGAAAAAAAGAAAAAAGAAGAGTATAAAAAAAAAGACTAAAAAGAGGAGATCAAAAAATAATAAAACTAAGAAAAAGAAGAATTAGTTTTGCATAAAATACGTTTTATTCAAAAAATATAAGTATATAGAAATTATAATGATAGAAGAATTGATAAATAACGGTTGTATTAAATACGGTAGTTTTAAGTTGAAAAGTAATGAAATATCAAAGTATTATTTTGATATGAAAAATATAGTTTCTTATCCTTCTTTATTAAAAAAGATTGGCGATGAAATATTTAAAAAAATAGATAAAGAGTGTGATTTATTATGTGGTGTTCCATTAGGAGGATTACCCGTTTGTAGTTATATTTCTGCACAATATGATATACCGATGATTATGGTTAGAGATCAAGCGAAAGAATATGGCACAAATAAACAAATAGAAGGAAATTATAGTAAAAAAAGTAAATGTATTATAATTGAAGATGTAATAACAAGTGGAGGTTCAGTAAATAAGATAATAGATATATTAAAAGATAAGTTAGAAATTATAGGGGTAATAGTAATTATGGATAGACAAGAAGGTTATAATTGTAGTGTTCCGGTTAAAAGTGTTATAACAAAAACAGATGTTGTAAAGTATAGGTTGAATCAATTAATTAGACAAAAAAATAGTAGGTTATGTTTTTCTGGCGATGTTGATGATAAAAATGAATTAATTAGCATTTTGGAAAAAATAGGCGATAAAATAGTAATCTGTAAAATTCATTATGATTTCTATGAAGATAAAGATGATAGTTTAAAAAATAAATTGATAGAATTATCTATTAAGCATGAATTTCTTTTAATGGAAGATAGGAAATTTGTTGATATTTCTTATACAGTATCTAAACAATATGCAAGATTTAGTAAATGGATAGATATGGTAACAGTCATGGGAAATATAAATGGTGATGTTGTAACAAAATTATCGGGAGTGGTGTTAGTAGCTAATATGTCAAATAATAGTTTTGATAGCACTGAAAACGCAATAGATATAAGTAAAACATATTCAGAAAGAATAATAGGTTTTGTAACACAGAGGCGAATATTAGATGATGCTTTTTTTAATATGACACCTGGTATTAATATTACCAGTCATAAAGTAGATGACCAAAATTATAGAAAAAAGGAAGATGTTGATACAGATATTATTATAGTGGGACGAGGAATATATAAAAGTGATAATATTGTAGAAAGTGCAGAGCAATATAGAAATTTTTAAGTTATATTTTGAATAAAATAAGTTTTATTCAAAAAATGTAAGTATATAACAATTATAATGAGTGATAAGAAAGTATTAAATATAAATCCGGATTTATTTTCTTTTTCAAAAACAAATAATAAAACAAGAAAGAATAAAGAAAAAAAGGAAGGCGGAGATAAAATAAAAGTAAAGAGTGCAATTGCAAATAAAGATAAATCTAAAGAGAAAACTTTGAAAAAGAGGTCAATATTAAAAATGATACGAGAACAACAACAAAATAATTATGATAAAATGTTTGAAATTAAACCTAAGAAGAAAGAAACAAATGATTTTGAAAATGAGTTTGAGAAAGCGACTGAATATTTAGATAATTTAGTAAAAAATCAGGTAAATCAAGTAGCACCAAAAAAATCTAATAATCAAACTTTAAAAAATACAACTGCACTAACACAACCATTGAGTGTTACACCAATGATACAACCTACTCCTAATTTAGCAGTCCCAATAGAAGAAAATGTAAATTTGACCTTTCCAAGTGATGATAATAATATTATGTTGAAAAATACGCATGTTACTTCAAATCTTCCACAACCGCAATATGGATGTTTAAAAAATGGAACTTTACCAACTTATAGAGCGTTTATGAATAAAACAGTAAAGAATACAGGTGGTAGTAGTATAGATAATTCAATTATTGAAAGACAAGAAAAGAGTAAAGAAAATATTAGAGGTATCTCAAGTATGATGCAACAAAAAGAAATGGATAAAGTATTGATTCCTAAAAAAATAAAGAAACCAAAGAAACAGAGAAAAACAATAAGGAGAACTTTTAAAATAGGAAGGTCAAAGGTTAAGCCTAAGGTATCAGTATTGATATCTAATAAAACCATACGAAATAATATATCAACAAAAAAACAATTATTAAAGCAGCACTCAATTCCTGACATAAAAAAATATCTGATTAAACATGGTTTTATAAGGGTAGGTTCTGCAACGCCAAATGATGTGTTAAGAAAAATGTATGAAACAGCTACATTAGTTTGCGGTGAAATAATTAACCATAATCCAGATAACTTACTTTATAATTTTGTAAATACTAAAGAGTAAATATAATATACATACTCCATGCACTAGTAAATAGAATACCTATAAAAATAGCCCATTCTTTTGTATTTTCATAGACACTTTTTTGAATATTATTATCAATATTACTATAAAAGCTATTAATACTAGTTGACGGAGTTAAAGTGTTATTTGATCTATAATCTTCAATATCTAAATGATAATGTTCGTTGTAGTAATCAATTCTTTTATTATAGAAAACATTTACAAAGTGTTTTGGTTGTATAGCTTTATGTTTATAAAATTCATCATTTATATCAATTGTAGTAAATTGTCCGTAATCTTCATCCATTGTGGTAATAAATAATTTTTTATATATTTAAATTATTTAAATATATATCAATTTTTCTTTTATATGAAAGAAGAATTAGTAATAGATAAATATTTCAATCTTACTAAAGAATATCGTGAAAAATATCCAAATTCTAAAGTGGCGATATTAATGCAAGTGGGTAGTTTTTATGAAGTGTATGGTTATGAAAAAAATAATATAATAGATAGCACATATTCTGAAATAGATGATATTTCAAAGATATGTGATTTTTCTATAGCAAATAAAAAGAATATAGATGAGAATTCGCGATATATTATGTCTGGCTTTCCAGATTTAATTGGATTAGATAAATATGTTCAACTATTATAAAATCAAATTATATAGTTCCTGTTTATAATCAAATAAAAGATAAAACAGGAAAAGTTCTCGAACGCGTATGTGAGAACATTTATTCACCAGGAACATATGTGAATGCAAGTTTAAATCAACAAAATAAAATTACAAATAATATCATGTGTTTATGGTTTCAAAAATATAAAAAACCTTTTGGGGAATATTTGAAGATAGGAGGTGCTGTAATGAATATGTATTCTTCAGACACATATCTATTTGAATATGATAAAAAATGGGTATTTGATACAACGACTTTTGATGAGTTGGATAATTATTTGCGTATTTATCAACCACATGAATTAATAATAATAAATAATTTGGAGAACAACGAAATAGACGATATTGTTAGCTTTTGTGGTATTCAAAATATTCATATTCATAAATTTAATTTAGATAATGAAATAGTAAAAAATGCTGAAAAACAGACTTATCAAAAATATATTATTGAAAAGTTGCATGGTTCTCAAAGTTACGATTATTGTTTTGAATTTCGTAAATTATTTGCAATCCAAACATATTGTTTCTTGTTAAATTTCTTAGAAAAATATAATAAAAGTCATCTAGATAAAATTAAATTTCCTGTGTTTGAGAACAATAATAATAAGATGGTTCTCGCTAATCATACTTTAATGCAATTAAATATCCTATCGTTAAAAGAGGAATATGGTAAAGTAAGTTCTGTAATGTCGTTATTAAATAAAACGAGAACCTGTATGGGAAGAAGAATGTTTCAAAATCAATTATGTAACCCATCTTTTGATGAGAACTGGTTAAATAATGAGTATAAATATATTAAATTGTTTATAAAAAAGCCAGAATTGGTGCAAGATATAAGAAAACAGCTAACAAATATTATAGATATTGAAAAATTTGCTAGAAAGGTCGTAAGTGGTAATATAGTTCCATCAGATTTTTGTAAATTTTATAAGGGGGTTCTCATAATTAAAAATCTCAATGTAAAACTTAAGAATAAAAAATATCGTTTGTATAATTACTTACTTGAGAATGAAAGTAAAGAAGTACTTTCTGTATTTGAGAACCTAGTAGAAAAAATGGAATTATGGATTAAAAGAATATTTGATATTGAGAAATGTGGATCTATAAATAGGTTACATGATGTAAATTGTTCTTTTTTTGCTGATGGTGCTTTTGAAACGGTGGATGAAGTGAATCATAAATATATAGAAAAGAGAGATGAATTATATAATTCCATGGAAGAATTGTTTGGTCCGTTCTATGTTAAAAAAGAAGAGAAAAAGGAAGAGATTTATTTTACACTTACTGAAAAAAGAAGTAAAGAATGGAAAGTTCAGAATAAGGAATTGAAGAAAGATTTTGATTTTAAAAAGGCAACCGGTTCAAATGTAAGAATATGCGGTAAATACGATAAACTTTGTATAGAAGTTATGTCTTTAAAGCTAAAATTAATAGATATTACAAAAGAAGAATTTCGTAATGTTCTCCCCGTCTTTATAGAAGAGTTCAATAATGATATAATACAAATGAGTAAGTTTGTTTCAAAATTAGATGTTCTTATGAATAAAGTTTATATATCTCATTTATATAATTATTGCGAACCTATTATTCAAGATAATGATAAATCGTTTGTAAAAGCCGAGAACTTAAGACATTGTTTAATAGAACATATACAAAAAAATGAAACATATGTAGGTAATAATATAGAGTTGGGGACAGACCAATCAGGAATACTTTTATACGGGACAAATGCAGCTGGTAAAACAAGTTTGATTCGTGCATTAGGAATTTCAATTATAATGGCTCAATCAGGAATGTTTGTTCCATGTTCTGCTTTTACATTTAAACCGTATCAGTCATTGTATAGTAGAATATTAAACCATGATAATTTATTTCGTGGATTATCCACTTTTGCAGTGGAAATGTCAGAGTTGCGAGTAATTATCAATGATGCAACTGAAAATAGTTTAATATTAGGAGATGAATTATGTAGTGGAACAGAAATGCAATCTGCATTAGGTATTATTACTGCAGGGTTAATAACATTGCATGAAAAAAACAGTTCTTTCATTTTTGCTACTCATTTTCATGAAGTGGTGGATTTGGAAGAAATACAACAGTTGGAGAAATTAAAATTTTATCATTTGACAGTAAGATACAACTATGAAACAGAAAAATTAGAATATGATCGAAAACTAAAGGAAGGTTCTGGAGAAAGAGTGTATGGATTGGAAGTATGTAAATCATTGTATATGCCTAACGAGTTTGTAAATTTGGCTTGTCAAATAAGAAATAAATATTATCCAGAAACACAAGGATTTTTAAATTATAAACCAAGTAAATATAATAAAAATGTGTTGAGAGGTTTGTGTGAAATTTGCAATAAAAAAATGAGCACAGAAACACATCATATTAAGCAGCAAAAAGATGCAGATGAAAACGGATTTATAGAGGGTTTTCATAAAAATCATTCAGCAAATTTAATGGCTTTATGTGAAGAATGTCATTTAAAACAACACCATTAATTTATTAATAATAATATATACATGTGGAAGTATATTTTAGTATTTGCCATTTTATATTTATTATTATTAATATTTTTACCAAAGCGATATATATTTGTTTTATTAACATATCCTTTTATGTATCCAGATAATGAAGAAGAAAGTAAAATAGTTGAGAAATTAGCAAATGCAAGAACTTATCAAGACGAGGTATTTTTTAAATTAACTGACCCTAGTGTAACCCATGCATTTAAGAAACATGTAGATGAAAGTGAAGAAGAATTGGATTACATTATTTCTAGACCAAGTATTATAGGTATCACTTTATATTTGAAATATTCTATAAATAGAGCAAGACCACATCAAGTTAATAAAAATATAAAACCATTAGAATCAACAACAGCAGATACTCCAGCATATCCAGCTGGTCATGCATTACAAGCATACTTTTTAGCAGAAGTTTTAGGAAAAAAATATCCAGAGAAGAAGGTTTTATTTGATAAAATAGCAAAAGATTGTGATAATGTTAGAGTCAAGGCGGGATTACACTACCCTAGTGATGGTGTTTTTGCAAAAAGAATAGTGGATTTTATTTATAATTAAATATTGCGTTATTATATAGTTAGTATGACTTACAAAAAAGAAAAGAAGTTGTCAAAGGGTGGATACAATAATCCACCTGTAGAAGGTCCTTCTAATAATACTGATAATACTGCTAATACTGAATCTGTTGCTACTAATGCTGATCCTATTATTGATACTCCTGTTGCTCCTGGTGCTATAACCGATGGTGTTGTTACTCCTTCTGTTGAAGATAATGAAAA